GGCTCCATTCCCAGCAGGGTCTCCGCGTCATGGATGAACTCCTGACGCACCCCCAGGGGCATGACGATCAGCGCCTTGCCCCCGAAGCGCCGGAGGCACTGGCGGCAGAACTCCAGCTCCTGGACGGTCTTTCCCAGGCCAAAGGCTTCAAACAGCGCCCGGCGGCCGCCGTGCAGCGCCCAGACCACCGCGTCCCGCTGGTGAGGCTTCAGGGCCGGGTGTATCTCTTCCGGCGGCACATCGAAGCCGGATACCGGCGCAGTCTCGATCTTGGTCTCCAGGAACTCCCGGTAGGTCATCTCACATACCCTCCAGTTCCATCTGTTCCGGGAAGTCAGCGCCGATGGCAGATTCCCACTCGATCCCGATATAATCCAGCACCTTGCCCCACCCGTAAGGGGTCCCATCGGGGTTTTTGCAGCACCGATACATCCAGAATTCCCACTCTTTCAGGTTCTGTTCCCGAAGCATATCGAACCGATGCGGCCTGCGCTCCAGCTGTATGCCGAAACCGCACATACTGCACCCGGTCCGCTGTGCCTTCGTGGTGCGCAGGGTGCCGTCCGCCTCCCGCACGATCTCCCCGTAGATCTCCGGCACGGGCACATGCAGGTCAAGGGCCAGTTGGAGGAGGTCCTGCCGGTCAAAGATGGCGAAGGGGCAGCTGCGAATGGTGGACTTCCCCCAGTAGTTGCAGCCGTTGAGCATGAGCGCCTTCGCTCTCCGCCCGCCCTCGGAAGCCATAAGCCCAAGGAAGGGGACGCTGTTGTGCTCTTTGGCCCAATCATCACAGGGCTTTTCCTTGAGGTAGTAGCAGCATTTACTGGACACCTTGAACGGAGCTTTCATATACCCCTGGGCCACTCCCTCCGCGTCCGCGCCGCCGAACAGCTCCAGCCATCTCTGGGAGAGCTTCATGCGGCTGTCCTTCTGAAATCCCCCATACTCCCCGGTCTCCCCGGTGATGATCGCATGGCGGACGGTCTCATTCTTTTCGCTGGGGTTCTGGAGCAGCTCGATCTTCGCCGCGATTTCTTTGGAGAGTACCGGGAAGCCGAACTCCTGGAGCACATCGACCTTTGCCTTGAGCGGCTTGAGTCGCTCCACCCCCAGTTCTTTATGGACTGCCTGGATGCTCTTATCCTCCAGCACCGAAACGGAGATTGCCGGGATATTCTCCAGCTGGTATTTGTGCCTCCGCTTGCCATAATCCCGGAGGAACAGCAGCAGCGTGATACTGTCCAGACCGCCGACACTCACATGGTAATTGAGCTCTCTGTCGAAGCACTCTTGGATGTAATCGTCTACGACCTCCTCGGCGTGGTATATCTTGTATTCATAGGGCATCATGCGGAAGGCCCGGAACTTCTCAACATTCTCAGCTGCGTTCCTGTCCTCCATCAGGTCAAAGACAGTTTTCATCTCTCTTCCCCCTATGCGCTCACCATGTCCAGCAGCTGCGCCATGTTCACAATGGTCTCCGGGCAGGCCACGAAGTTGGCCCTCACCACAGCCTCCGCCATCGGCGGGCATACCGCATTGCCGCAGCGGGCCACCTGCGCTGCCTTCTTGTACGGCCTTCCGGTATAGTCCTTGTCGATGATGTAATCCGCCGGGAAACCCATGGCGCTGTACAGCTCCCGGGGGGCCAGCATCCGAAGGAGGATGTCGCTGATGAACCAGGCCGTACCGTCCAGGATCAGGAGGATGATCTCATGGTCTCCCAGCTGATACCCGCAATGCCGGTTCAGCAGTTCCCGCACCTCCGGCCAGCGGCCTACATCTGTTCCCGGCAGGTATTCCTGGATCATCGTCCCTACCACGGCAAATGTTCCGCCAGAACACTCACGATGGACACCGGCGCTTGCGGTAATGGTCCGCAGCGGAGTTCCCGGGTCCTGGCCCTTATCCGCGCCTTTGAACTCCGCGATATGTGCCGCGCACAGCTGGATGCCACCCGCTCCGGTGATGGTGTTCAGCGGGGCTACCGGGGTGTTTCCCCTGCCGTGGTATCCTCCGGCATGGACCGGCTGAAGGATGGGCACCGTCAGCGCCTCCCTGTCCCGCCCGGTCACGGTATGCAGCGGCTCATTCACGTCCAGGGGCCGCCCGGTGCTGAAATATTCAACAAGGTTTGCGGTTACCAGGCCATAGCGGTTTGAACCGTCAACGGTGGAGAGCGGTCCCCCCAGCGCCTGCGCCCTGGCTGATTCCGTCTGCTCCGTGTGATACTGGATAAACTGTGCTGCACAGATTCCTTTGGTGCATTCCGCGGTTATGGTCCTCGTGGGGTGATCTACCCGCTCCACGTGTCCTCCGCCTGCATGATTGCAATCCACGATAAACGGCTTCCCGCTCTTGATGGTGAACTTGTCCACGCCCCGGATGATCCGCCGCATGGTGTTCTCCGCCAGGGGCCGCACCGCGTTCACCCCGTACCGCTCCCGGATCTGCTCCTTCGTATCGAAGATGCTGAACATGGGGAGGCTCCAGTCGATGATCTCCGCCGCGCTCCTCCAGGGCTTGCAGGACCCGGACCTGACCTCCTCACTGTCCCTGGGAGCATGTGTCCGTTCCGGCCATTTGATGGGCTGCCCGTCGCAGCGGGCCACCAGGAAGAACCGCTTGCGGATGGTCGGCGCTCCGTAGTCAGCCGCCACCAGTTCCCGGAATTCCACCTCATAGCCCAGGTCACGGAGCTGCCCCAGCCAGCGGGCGAAGGTCATCCCCGCCTTACTCTTGATGGGCTTGCCCCGCCGGACCGGTCCCCATGTCTGGAACTCCTCCACGTTCTCCAGGATGATGACCCGGGGCCTCACACGGGCGGCCCACCGCAGCACGATCCACGCCAGCCCCCGGATGTTCCGGTCCACCAGCGCCGCGCCCTTGGCCTTGGAGAAGTGTTTGCAGTCCGGGGAAAACCAGGCCAGGCCCACGGGACGCCCCCGGCAGACCTTGACCGGGTCCACGTCCCATACGGAAGCCTGGATATGCTCCGTGAAGGGGTGGTTTGTCTGGTGCATGAGGATGGCGTCCGGGTCATGGTTGATTGCGATGTCCACCACCCGCCCCGTGGCCAGCTCGATCCCCGTGGACGCTCCGCCACCTCCGGCGAAGTTATCCACGATGATCTCACCCCACAGGTCAATCTGCCCCTTCATCCCGCTGCCCCCTTCACCACACTGCACTTCCGCCCCCACAGCGTTTTCCCGCAGACCCCGCAGGTGATCTTGTCCTCTTGCAGCACATCCACCTCATACCCCGCTTCCTCCAGATCCACGATGCAGGGCAGGCAGAGGTCCATCGCTTTCCCCGGTTTCGTCTCCTTTTTCATGAGCTTCCTCCTTATTCATATTTCGGTATGCCTTTGATGCTGGCGGAGGGATTCGGACCCCCGACCTGCAGCTTACAAAGCGGCTGCTCTTCCGCTGAGCTACGCCAGCATGCTGCCGGTCTTTCCCGGCTGTCAGGAACCGCTGTCTCCGGCCTCACACCGGTTTGCCCCGAGGCGCGGTGCCCGGGGAGCGGCCTCTGCGGCTCCTCCGCTTCTCAGAAAGGAGTTCATGGCATATCCCCTACCAGCGAGGACATCTCCCGCTGCGCTTGGCCGGATCCTCCGCACAGTCCGCCGGGGACAAGCTTTCCATACGAAAGGCCATGGCCGCCGCTTGCGGTATGGTGCCCTGGGCAGGCCTTGAACCTGCTTCCTTGCGGAATGACCATCCCGGTATCTCCGCTGCGCTTCCCGTTGCGCCACCAGGGCATGTTGCCGGTCTTTCCCGGCTGTCAGGGCCGACTCCTCCGGGGTCTCCACCGAAGGGCCAGGTGCCGTCTACATCTCCGCTTCCGCACCTGGAGCGGCACGGCGGCCCGCCGCTTCTCAGATCAAGGAGGAATCTCAGGGCTGCTCCACCCGGAGGTCCCATATCATGATCAGGCGATCTCCAGGGCCCAGGGAAGCTCCTGGATGAGCTCGCCTCGGGTGAGAACACCCGCTTTGGCCAGGTTGTTTTTCATGTAGAGCGGCACTCTTGCCACCCGGCAATGTTCAGCCAGTCTCATGACCCACTCCCGCTCCGGGATGATCTTCCCCTTCCGGTTTCCGGTCTCCGCCCCTACGATCACCCAATCCATGCCCAGCTCCGGCGTTCCATAGAGCGTTCCCTGCATCGGCTCCACACTGAGGAAGGTATTGTGCCTGTTTGAATAGAAATACTTCACGTTTTCATTCGTGACTGTGCTCCCATACCAGAAGTTGTTCCTCCGGGGAAGGAGCGCCATTTCATCCAGTTCCAGATACCGCTTCGGGTTCTTCGTGAGGAACAGGTAGTTGTGCTGAGGGGCGGCCAGGCAAGCATCCAGGACCTGCACGATCCACTCCACGGGCACCCAGCGCCCGAAGAGGTCCGCCATGGAGCACACGAACACATTGCGCTTCTCCTTCATCTTTCCCGGCTCATCCAGCCGGTAGCGGTGGAACGTGGGCTCGAAGTAGAAGGGATACGGGGCCGTGGCCAATTCGCCGTTTTTCTTCTTCCGCACCATCGGGCCGTCCAGCACGGGCAGCCCGTCCGCCGTGAAGGTCACCTTTCCGTCATCATGCCCGCCAAAGCGGTTGGTGATCTGGTGGGCATAGCAGTACGGGCAGTCATGCCGGCAGCCCGTCACCGGGTTCCAGGTCATATCGCACCAGTCAATGTCTGTCGTGTTCAATCTTTTTCCTCCTTTTAGAGTTCCTCTGCTCTGCTCCACCGCTCCCAGCACTTCTTGCAGCCTTGTGCGTCAATGAGGCCGCACTGAATGTACCCATCCGCCCATTTGCTGACATTCTCTCCTAGACAGGTCTGTATGATCGGCGTTTGGTACTTCACATAATTTGGGCAATCGGCTATTGGATAGGAGAATCCGCCTCTGCACCAATGAGCCTGTTCTCCCGGCTTATTCCAGTTGGTCCAGAACCTGCGCTCCGGCCCCGGGAAGGGTTCGACCTTTGCCCTGTGATCATCCCAACATTCCCCATAGGGGCAGCGTGAACTCCACCAGAGCATACAGTCCCTGCATAAACACTCGCTGCAGCTCACGCCGCCTGCCTCCATTCCGGGAAGATGTACCGGCGTCCTCCGATATAGGCATTGCGGAAATAGTTGTGCCTGCCGTCTCCCCAGAACCAGCAGTATCCCGCCGGAATGTTTCCCCGCTCCCCGTTGTGCCACCGGATGAGGATGCTCCGGGCTTCCTCCCAGCACGGCTCCCAGGGATTGTCCGGGGAAAATCCGAGGAACTGGCTGGGGGCGGTGATCACCGCCTTGATGGTGTTCGGGAAGTCTGGGCTGTCCACACGATGCAGTACGCACCAGCCGACGGCCTCCCGCTCATTGGCCGGGCATATCCAGGCTTCTCCGTACATCACCTGGCTCAGGAGCTTTATATCTTCGGGATCCGGATCCCAACCGTCCGAAGGCGGCCCCAGAAGGATGGACAGGGCGGCTATCATCACGATGAGGGTTTTCACGCCTCACCCTCAGGCGGCTCCGGGAGCGGCATCCAATGGGTCACGGTAATTCCATTGGGGCTATTCTCGTGGTCCCAGTGGGGATGAGCATCAAAGCAGTAGTAAGAGGCTGTCATCAGGTGCCGATGCTCATTTAACTCCCCATCTCTGTTCTTATATCCGTAGCAAACAAGGACCCTCTGCTCATCCTCCGGCAATTTCTCCTTCGCCGATATCCACATGGGCTTCTCCACCACCTCGGCGGCAGGCATGAACGCCAGCATCTCCAGGGCTTGCCTCCAGCCTTCTTCAAAGGCTTCGTCGATGCTGCGAAACTCTACCCGCTGCTCCTTCGGCAGTACGGGCACGGTCATAGCTTCTTCCCGAATGATGTACTCAGTCATGGTCTTTTTCCTCCGTCCCAATAATCTCGCAGTTGGATGGGTCACCCATGCCGTACTGGCATACGCCGCAGAAACGGCAACAGACCGCCCCCATTTTCCCGATCAGTTCCAGGGCTTCCGCCGCTGTTTCCTGTATCGCCTGAAAAGCCTCCCCGGATACGTGGATGGTTCCATCCGGGTCATACCCCGGCACGTAGGTTTTCAATGCCAGGAGCCTATCTTCCAATCTGAACTTACTCACGTTCACTCCGCCTCCCTGTCCAATACCTTCAGGATCAGGAGGGCCGGGGCGAGGATCACGATGATGACCAGGATCAGCGGCCATCCCAGGACAAAGTTGAATAATAGGCCGATATGATGGGTTTCCTTCAGGAAGTCCTCGTGCGCCAGCATGACGAAAAGCGCCAACACAAGCAGGCCGATGAGGGAATAGGCGACCACACAGAGCGCGATAATGACGATGAGCATGATTACTTTCATCCCTCAGCCCCCCAGTCTCAGCCATCCGGCGAACATGAGCACCCCGGCCAGAATAATCACCGCCCAGCAGCCCCAGGCCGCCAACTGCTCCCCGACCGTGACCCAGAACGTCTCATCGTTCCAGGCCCGCCGCATGGCCCTCATCCGTATGTCCCAGCGGCTCATGCGAGCCTCCCGGAAAGGCGCTTTTCTCACGGGCAAAGCCTTAATTTCCCTCATCCTGTTCTATCCTCCTTTTGATTTCTTCGGGGATGTCCCGATTGCCTTCATCCATCTCCACGACGATGGTGAGCCTGATCCCCAGCACCTCAGCGGCCATGGCCTGGGAGTATCCCTTCATCTTCCTCCACCGTCGGAACGGGTTCTTCTTCTGTCTCGCTTTCAGCGCCTCCAGAGCCGCCTCATGGGATAAGCCCTTGTCCTGCTCCAGTACCGTGAGCCGGGCTGCGTTCAGCCGCTTTTCCAGGTACTCGGCGCTCATTTTCGTGTCCTCGCAGCAGTCGATGACCCACTTCGGTACCTTTCTCGCCTGCCGCTCATACTGATTGACCGTGTGCACATTCAGGCCCAGAAACCTGGCCAGCTCCGGCTGGCTCAGATCGTGCTCCGCCCGGAAGCGATACAGCGGATTGTTCTGGCTGTTCTTCACCCCGTCCTTCATTCCGGGTCCACCTGGAAGCCGGCTTCCTCCGGGGCCGCCTCCGGCTCCCAGTCCAACGGAAGGTAGTTTCGCCCGAACACCCGACGGAAGTCCTCAATGCTCCAGCCCTGCTCCCGCATGGCCTTCTCCTGGCCCCACTCATGGAGGCGCTGGGCCGTCTCCGCGTTCCGATGCACCGCATCCGGCCCGGACTCATGGCAGCGCTTATGGCAAAGGGGTACCACCAGGCCGTACCGGTCGCTCAGCTTCCGGTTCGCGCCGCCGAAGATATGGTGAGCGTCCAGCGGGTCTCCGCAGCCGTTCCGTCCGCAGAGCCAGCACTCGCAGGTAAGGTCCTTTGCTGTTTTCGTTCTCATCTCTGAATCGCCTCCCTGATCTCCTCAATGGGAATGTGTGCCGCCCGGCTGATCCGGTCCAGTTCTGCCAGCGTCAAGCTCTCCGGCTGGTTCAGCCGCTTCTGGCCGGTGGGATAGCTGCATCCCAGGAGCCGGGACATCTCCGTGGCGGTCAGCCCGTAGCCCCGGAGCAGCCGCGTCATCTTTGCGAAGGGCTGTTCGGGCTTTTTCACATACGGCATTGCAATCCACCTCCTTCTGGGGTATACTGGAGGTACTCCATCAGTTACCTCCTGGCCTTCGGCTGCCCGGTGCTTCCATCACCGGGCGGCCGCTTTTTTGCCGTCACCCTATATGTAGAAAACAGGGGTGTTTTAACCACCCACCTCCGGCAGGAGAAAAACGGAATTTCTCTCCGGCCCTGGTCCAGGGCTTCCGGCATCAGGAATCCAGGAGAAAACCTTCCATGAATAAATGCCGTTTTTGGGGCCCTTTTGACCACCCTGCTCCCCAAGGAAATTAACACTGCCGCCATCATTTTGCGCTACGCAATTTTTGAAATAAAAAAATAAGAGACGAATTCACTGCCTTGAATATCAAGGATCGAAGCCAGCTTGATGGCTTCTTCCAGAAAAAACGGTCTCTTATTGTTTATCTTCAGGGAAAGTGTGCTCTGCTTAATGCCGAGTTCAGCCGCGATTTCGCCCTGCCTTACACCTCTCTCCCGGATTCTGCCGAGGATCTTTTGTGTATTAACCATGTGACTGTCTCCTTTTTGCGTAGTGCAAATTTTACTTTACATTATCACAGGCTTCTCCTTCTGTCAATAGCACTGTGCAAAATTATTTCCTTGAATTATATTGCGCGGCGCAATCTTTTGTGTTATCCTGTTACAGGTTTGAGGTGATGTTATGCTTAAAAAAGAAGTAGGGGCTAGGATTCATAGCAGACGGAAAGCTCTTGGTTTCACTCTGCAAGATGTAGCTGACCGTGTCCATGTAGCATGCTCCACTATCCAAAGATATGAAGCTGGCACCATCAATAAAATGAAAATGCCCGTGTTGCAGGCTATCGCCAATGCTCTGTCTGTCTCTCCCGACTGGTTAATAGGCATATCCGATGTGATGGAAGCCTCTCCTTCTCCAGAAGCACCCTCCATAGATGAAGATGCAGAGCTTCGTGAGTATCTTCAGCAGATAAAGGATGACCCCTCCACCCGGATGATGTTCGACCTGGCCAGAGGTGCAACCTTGGAAGAGATCAAGGCCACCGTCGCCTTTCTGAAAGCACTACGTGAGCAAAATACGGAGTGATTAAATTGTGGTTTTGGGAAAACCTCCATTATGTATTCTGGGGATTCGTCGCCATCTGCATCTTAATCATTATCATTATCTCCAGAATTATCAGAGCACGTGACGCCCGACTTGCTCTAAAAAAGCATGAGATAGAGGAAAAGCAGAAACAATGGGAGAAGTCTTATTATCTTCAGCACTTTGACCGCAGTTTGGAAGAACTATCTGGCATGCCTGGTGATACCGAGATCGGACCCGATGGATATCCCTGCGAAAGGGGCACCTCGTCTTGGGGGAAAAAGTATACCTTTTATCGCTCCCATTCAGGCGCGGCTTTTCATAGTAACCCTTCTTGTTCGAGTATTTACGGTCTCTTACCAGTTCACGCTTGGACGATATACAACTCCTCATTATACCCATGTGGAAAGTGTAAACCGGTTTTACCCGATTTGCGGTGGTTCTCTAGGTATAAAGCCAACCAAGCGATAGCAAAGAAATACGGGATTATTCCCCCTCAGTATCAAGGCCCATCAGCTGATTATTCCCGCGCCATGGCAGCAGAATCACGGATAAAAGAACTTGGTGAAAAACTCGCTCAGTCAGAAATAGCCCGCCGAAAAGCCGAACAGTCCCTGCAAGAGTTAGACCCCAAAAGAGTCAAGAAGGAAATTGAATTGCAATCTATTGACCTTATTCGACAGCGCACAAATGAAGTCTTGCAGAGAGAGATCTTCCGCAAATCTTCCCTAGCTTTTGACGTTGCATCTCGAATACCTTTAGATGCAAATGCCAGACTCTTGCGAGCGATTCGTGAAGGACCAGAAATCATACCTCCCGTCCAGGTAACGGCCAGAATCCGCGGCCATGACGGGATTTATACCACAACACTTAATGACTGCACATGTAAGGACTTTTCTTTTAACCACGAGCCCTGTAAGCATATGTATCAGCTTGCGATTTCCCTCGGGCTCACGTTATACATCCGCAAAAAAGATGTGGAAGCTGCTCTATCTCACATCGCTGAAAATGCGAAAAGCAGAAAAGGAAAGGCTCAATAACTTGAAGTGTCCGGCTGTTCAGGCTGACTAGGCTGCCCTGGCTGGATCTGATTTGAAATGGGCTCTGACTGCTCCCATCAAAAACACCCCGGCAATTTTCAGCCGAAAATACATACCTGTTTCTGCGCCTTCATTGCCACGTAATGAAATCCCCCGTTTGGGATACCTTTTTCTGTTCTTTTTTCAGACAGGAATAGGTATGTTTTTCACCGGTTTTTTTGACGGGAAAAGCCGCCCCGGACAGGGCGGCAGAGGTATAGTCCCGCAGGCAGCGGGCAATCATCGTATGGAAAGGAGTACGCCATGAACGAGAGCTTAGCCTATGTGGATGACCGCTGGGAAGAGATGATCGGCGGCAAGATCGTGATGATGTCCCCGGCCTCCATGAACCACAACCGCGTTCACGGGAATATTTACAGGGTATTCGCCCACCATCTTAAGGAAAGCACATGTGAAGCCTTTACCGATGGGGCCGCAGTCTATCTAACCGATGAAGATTTTTATATTCCGGATGTGATGGTGGTATGTGACCCCAGCAAGGTCCATGATGACGGTATCCACGGAGCTCCTGACCTGGTGGTGGAGGTCCTCTCCCCGGGGACCGCGAAGTATGACCGTGGCCGGAAGAAGGAAGTGTATGAGAAATGCGGGGTAAAGGAATACTGGATCGTCAGCCCCGTAGAAAAAACGGTGGAGCAGTACCTCCTCAGAGATGGGAAGTATGCGCTCCATGAAACCTATGCCCTTCTGCCGGAATGGGTACTCTCCAGAATGAAGCCGGAAGACCGGGCCGCTGTTGTGACCACATTCAAGTGCAGCCTGTATGATGATCTGACTATCGACCTGGAGGACGTTTTTGCGAGAGTGCCATGAAGATACCCGAACCCCGAAAACTGAAAAGCGGCACCTGGTTCATCCAGCTCCGGCTGAACGGAGTATCCGTCCCCGTCAAGGCAGATTCCGCCCGGGAGTGCAAACGGCTGGCCGGGCTCATCAAGGCGGAGCATCTGGCCGGGAAGAAAGAGATCCGGCGTACCAGTGACAACACCATCCGGGAGGAAATAGATAGATACATCGGTGAGCGAAGCAATACTCTCTCCCCCGTCACCATCCGGGGTTATCGGATCATCCAGAAGAACAGGTTCGCCGCCATCATGGACCGCAAACCCGGAAGCATCCGGCCGGAAGAATGGCAGGGCATTGTGAATGATGAAGCCGCCACATGTGCCCCAAAGACGCTGAAAAACGCCTGGGGCTTCCTCCGTACCATCATGCACTTCTCTACCGGCTCCTATCCCCCGAAGGTCGAGCTTCCGGCTCAGATCCCCTTCGATTCACCTTTCCTTGGCCCGGATGAGATCAAGGTATTCGTGACTGCCATCTCCACCACGAAGTATGGGCTTCCTGCTCTGCTGGCGCTTTCTTCGCTCCGCATATCTGAGATTGAAGCTCTGCGCTGGGAGAACATCCCCAAGAATCCAAAGCTGCTGAAGGTCGCGGGTGCCGTCGTGCCGGATGAGAATAATCAGAAGGTCCGCAAGGACGCGAATAAGAATGTCACCTCCACCCGCTCCGTTCCCCTGCTCATCCCGGAGCTGGCTGATGCTCTGGAGCGTGATCGGCAGCCCTCCGGCCCGGTGCTGGTTATCAGTCAGAACAGCCTCCGATACGGGATAAAGAAAACGTGTGAGGCTCACGGGCTCCCGGATGTAGGAATACATGGGCTCCGCCACAGCTTCGCCTCCTTGGCCTACCACCTCCAGATACCGGAGAAGATTGCCGCAGAGATTGGGGGATGGTCCGACCTGGGGACCATGCACAAGATATATACCCACATAGCACAGGCGGATGTGGAACACTATAAGACCGCCTTGGCTGCGTTCTATGCGGGGTAAATGCTAACTAAATTGCTAACTAACGGTATCTGTCCGCTTAACTGTGCGGTTTATGGCTATTTTGCAGACGGTTCAAATCCTTCTCCCGCTGCCAAAAATGAGGAAACCACTTGGCCGCATGGCCGGGTGGTTTTCCCTTATCTTACAACGGTTTCCCGCGTTTTCCGTTTCAATTTTTCTTTCGGTTTTCACACCCCAAGTTTAATGTTTTTAGCTTAGTTTTCAAAGAAAATGCTAACTAAAATGCTAACCAATTCAGGGCCCTGCGGTATTCCACAAGGCCCTGGTGCGTTATCTATCGATAATTCACTGCACTTTTCACAGATTTCTCATCATAAACACCTCATTTCTCTTCTCTATTCTCATTGCAGACCCAGGAGAACCTTTCACAGACCCCGGAGAACCTTTCAAGAACCCTTCGGCACACAGCTACGCGGTTTCCTCACGTTCTGCAGGTCCATTTTCCCGTGAACCTTTCAAGAATCCGCATGAGCCTTGCAATGGTCCCTCTCGTCAGCTCCCGCTCCGTTTGTTCCCCAGGGTCGCCACCGTCAGGCCGCTCCCCTTTCTCTCGGTCTTGGGGATAGAAGCAACCGTCAGGCCGCTTGTGCGCTGCTCTTTTCCTTCGGTCCCTTTCTCAGCCTCCGGTGCCCTGAGCCAGTTCTGATTCACCGGCGCATAGACGGTGCCGCTCCCGCTCATTCCGCCCCCGCCATTGTGCCAGGGAGCGTCATCCAGGCTGGATTCAGCGTATCCCGCGCCGTACACGAACAGGGCATCCTTCTGTGCCGAAGGAATCCTGAGGCTGTCGATATACTCCATGACCTTGGCTTTTTTACTGCCGGACACGCTCTTTCCATTTTTGTCCTTATCGGCTCCGATGGTCCCCAGCACCGCCTTGCAAGCGGCCCATGTCGCCAGGTCTCCACCTGCCCGGATAAACGCCTCCGCTTTTTCCTGGTCAGGGGTATAGTCATCCCACACCGCCGCCTTTGCCTGATCTCTTGCGTAGTCATAGACGGTGGTGAGCATCTTCTTCCGGGTCTCAGCCGAAGCGTCCCTGAACTCAGCGCTGGAGATCAGCTCATTCATGGCCCCGCCCGCAATGTCCCGGAAAACGCTGCTGTAAGTCTGCGCCTCCATGGGGTCAAGTTTTCTGCTCTCTCCGCCCACCGTGACGCTGCTCGGCGTGTCCGGGGGTACAGCCTCCGTCATCCCGGCTTCATACAGTCGGCTCAGAACGCTGACGGTTTCCTCCTCCGTGTTCCCGGTCCTGTCCCGGAGGATATGGCTCATCCGCATCTCCAGGGCGTCCCCGGTCAGGCCCTTCAAGCCGCTTTTGTCCGCCTTGTCCAGGGCATCTTCATAGGCCACCTGGATCTTCGGGCTCATCCAGCCCAATGCCCCCAGGAGATATGCCTTCACGTTCTCAACCGGCAGGCCCGCCGCATACGTCCCCAGGATACTCGCGGCATCGCCAACGGCAGACAGATAGGTGTCGGAATGGTCCGCCATATACTGGCCCCAATCTCCTCCCCTGCTCAGGACCTGAACGCTGTCCTGTACCAGCTTACCTATGGTACTTCCCGCTTTCTGGAGCGCCTGATAGAGCTCGTTCACCTGTTCGATCCCAGGAGAATCAATGTCATACAGCTTTTCCCCGAAGATCCAGCTCGCTATGAGGTCCGCTGCGGCATCGCCGCCGATGGCCAGTCCAGCAGCATCTTTGAAATACTGCTTGCCCATCTGCGACATGACGCTCTCCAGGGTCAGCTCTCCATCATCATCCCGGTACTTCTTTCCCCGGTTCTTCCAGAGAGCGTTCAGGAAGGTGATTGCCCCGATCATCAGATTGCCTGCCAGGATGCCGGTCACTGTCCGGCCGGCTTTGCTCTTCGCCTCCCGGATGCGCTCCGCGTCCCCGCTTTGCTTTGCAGCCTGGAGCTCCCCGAAACTTTCCCTGAGCATGTTGTATTCCTGCTGAGGTACCGTTTTGAAGAGCGTGAAGGCCCGGGTCACCGCTCCGCTCTGCCGCATGATGTCGCTGCGGTGCATGGTGTCATACATGGGCTGGCTCCGGCTCACCGCCTCCTCGAACTCTTTGGCCACCGCCTGGTAGTATTCGCTTTCCCCGGCCTGGATCTGCGCCTCCGTCCCCCGCTCCAACCCCGGCTGTTCCCGGTTCACCTTGTTTTCCGCCCAGGTCCACAGGGTCCGCACGGTGAAGCCGTCCATCCATGTGATTGCGCCTCCGCCAAAGAGCCAGTTCAGCGGCCCCTTGGTCTGGAGGATTCCTGGATTGTCTTTCAAGGCTGCCGTCTCCGGTGTGGAGTACCCCAGCATCCGGTAGTCCAGCTCCCCCGTGTACTTGGAGATCAGGTCCGTGTCCACCTGGGCCGCCCCGGGGATCCATTTCGGCATATTCTCATAGCCCAGGTAAGCCCCTGCCAGGGGATAGGAGGCGAACTGTTTCAGCACGATGGACGGATTGAAACCAAACACCGAGGAGATGTACTTATTCAGGGCTCCGTTCACCAGCTGATCCAGCTTCCCGGTGTTCTTCTCCCGCCCGGATTGCAGTTCTGTCAGCAGGTCCTGGGTGAATTTCAGACCCTCCTCACCCCATTTATGGGTGATCGTGTCCGCCATGCTGGTGCCCGCTCCCCACCAGTTGAGCAGTGTATTCATGTTGCGGATGGGGATGGCAAGGCCAACGAATTTCCCGGTCTTGTCCACACTCCGCTCAAATGCGTCGAAGGCGGAGAGGTTCAGGCTGGGGGTGGTGGATACTTTCCGTTCCTTGAGATTTCCGACTCCTTCGGCGGTGAGGTCAAACACCCCGGGTTCACTCTTGGTATAGTTATCATTCGTATAGATGGGGGCATAATACTCCTCCATGGCCTTGTCATAGCCGTACAGGAGGTTGCTCACCCGGTTGATCTCCTTTTTGGAGTACCCGTTATAGAACTGCTCCAGCAGGTCAGCCAGGCCCTGCTCCTCCGTGGTCAGGTCCTTCACCAGATTCCTGACGGTCTCCGGCGCAAGCCTGATGGTCTTTCCCTGGGCAAGAGCCTCCGCCCTCTTCCCCTGACTGTACAGCTCACGGTCCGCGAAGGTCCGGCCGCCGGTCATATGCCGCAGGTTGTCGTAGCCCTTGCTCTCCAGGTACAGCTCCACCTTCTGGGCTGGGGTCATGTACACTTTCACCGTGTCACCGAAGATGGGCTTATCCCCCATCCCCAGCTCCAGCAGCTCAGGCACCTCGATCTCATACCAGATGGCGTCCTTCCCCTGGCCGTCTGCCCGTTTCACCCAATCCTGGTTTTCCTGGAGGAACTTCCCCAGCTGATTCTTTGCCTCCGTCTGGAAGCGCCGACTGTCCCGCTCCCCCTGCTCCAACATCTTGGCCATGCTGTACCACTGGCTGCGCTTATCCCACCCGGCCATCTGCTCCATTCGGTTCATGGGAGTGAGCTGCATCCCTGCATACTGGGCAGGCAATCGCTTATCATAACCACCCGGAGCGTTCTCGATCTCGCCCCGAGCTGCATCATACAGTTCCTCGAAGGTCCGGTGGTCCAGGTCATTGATGAGATTATTCCGGTTATACAGCTCCGTCCGCAGTCCCACCGCCGCCTGGAACAGGTTCCGCAGGGCATCCGGGTCCAGCTCGCTGATCTTCTTGTCATTCAGCCTGGACACAATGCGGTCCAGGTCTTTGCTCGGCATCCAGTTGGGATCTCTCTCCTGGGCCTCCAGGTAGATGTCCGCAAGGTCCCTCCAGGTCTTCCCCGTGGCGTTGTCGATGTGCATTTCATCCGCCATGCTGACGGCATAAATGTCCATGTCCCGCAGGATGTCCTCCACCCGGGCCTTCATCTCCTGGGGGAACTTGTTCTTATTCCTGCTGATCCATTGAAGCTGCCGAAGGGTCTTATCCTGGAGCTCCCGCAGAACTGCCCGCTCACGCTTCCGCTGCTCTGCCTCTCTCCTGGCCTCCTTCTCTCTGCCCCGGCGCAGGGCCTCCCGGGTCTTTTCCGCCTCCAGCATGGCCCGCCCACGGTTCTGGGCTTCCTGCACCCGGCGATCACCCCTCTGGCGCTCCTTCGCTACCGCCTCATCAAGTCTCTGGGCAGCGGCCTCCCGCTCCCGGGTCACCCGCTCCCCCATCTTTCCCTTGTAATACTGCTCCACCTGGGCCTGTTTGGCGAAGGTCCGAAGGGCCCAGTCCATCTGACGGTCCAGGTTCTCCTCCATGTCCTCTTCGCTGGCCCATTCCACCCCGGCCACCTTCGCGGCATACTCACCCAGGCTCAGCTTTTCGCCCCGGCCTTCATCGGCCAGCTGAACGATCCGCTCCAGCACGGTCCGAGGATCCGTTTCATCCGCATCGAAAAGCCCGGGGAACGATTCTGCCAGTTCCATGTTCAGGCTGTCCCATTTTGCATCGTCAAAGTCGTTGGTGAGATAGATCCCCAGTCCCCATGCCTTCTTGCGGAATTCGTTCCAGTCATCCCCGAAGTCTGCCCTGACATAGTCCGGTGCGTAGATCCTGCTGTTTCTGAGCCAACTGTAAATCTCGCCGGCCTCCTCATCCTTCCACAGCACTTCCCCTGATTCCCAGAGCTTGCGCCGGAACTCAATCGACTCCCTCCAGTCCAGATCCCCGTTTTTCAGGATGAGATCTGCGTAATGGTCGATCACGCTTCGCATATCCTTCCGGGCATAGTTCGGGATGCTGAACAGGCCCATGAGGGTGTTTGCCAGGTCCCGCTTTGCCCAGGTGACCTGAGCTTTCGGCGGCTTGGCCTTCGGGCGGTCCCCCTGTTCCAGCCGATTCAGCTCTGCCTTCATCCGCTTGATGGCGTTCACCTCTGCGGCGAGGGCTTCCGCCCCCTGGGAATTGAACACCTCTGCCTTGTGCTCTTCCGTGTCCCTGGCGGCCAAGGTCTCCCGGAGCTCGTTGATCCGCGCATTATTCTCCGCACTGATGTCCCTGGGCAGAGTGCCCTCACGTTTCCTCTGGGCATACTCCGCAGCGCTCTGGGGAACGGATTCCGTATCTCCCGCCGCCTTGCGGGTCAGCTGTTTCACCTTTGGGGTTTTCAGGTCCTTCAGCTCCCGCTCCATCTGCTGGATCTGTTTCATCTCCCGGGCCACAGCCTCCGGGCCCTGGTCCACGTGCATCTTCATCAGACGTTCCGGGTTCTTCCGGTTCTTGATCTCAGCCGTCAGGGAAGCAATGCGGTCACGGTCCGACACGGGCAGAGACCCGCTCTCTTGCCGCTCACGATACTCGGCGGCACTCTCCGGGATGGAATCATCCTGCTGAGGCACGGATCCGCGGCCCTCTTCGGTGGTTTCCTGCCGGGCAGAAGTCCCCTCGGGATGTTCCTCACCCGACAGCTTCACCACCTTTTTCTCCAGCTCACGGATCCGGGCATCGTTTTTCTTCAGGGCAGCTGTACCGCCATCCTCCAGGAGCTGCTTCTGATACTCCAGGTCACGGCGCTGCTCCAGTTCCGCCTCCGCTTGCCGGAGCTGAGGGCCAACGGTCCGAAGTCTGGCGATCTCCCGCCGGAGCTGCTTGCGCCGGGCCTCGTTCCGGTTGAAGGCGTCCATGTCGGTGTTCCGAAGGTCCTCACGGTATTCCGGGGCGCTGATCCGGCGGTGCTCCTCCACCAGCTGCTGCATTTGGTCCTCGACATCTTCGGCAGAAAATTTGGTATTGCTTTTTTCTTCTGCTTCTGCTATTGTGTTTCCAGAAGCATTCCTTGTGTCCAGCGCCGTCCCTTGGCCGTAACGGTCAACACGACTGGAGGTTCCTCGGAGTGCTTCGTTTGTTTTTATTTTGAACCTTCCACCATCCTGCAACCCAACATTGACTGCCCTCGGTCTACCATCTTTGGTAAACTGCACCACTACTCCGACATTTACGGTATCACCGTTGATGACAGCAGGAGCAGCGAAGGTCAAAGTGGTCAAGCCGGTATTTTCATGGTTTTTCTGTCCTGCGATCAGTTTTCCATATTTCGCGACATAAGGCGCAGCCAGAGCTGCCGCACGTGCTTCGGGTCCGGTGGCGTGTGAATTGATGTGTTCAGCTCCGATTTGGTCAAAAGCGAATCCCACACCGCTGTTCTTTATTCTTCCTCCACCAATTCGCGGAAGCACACCCATCATGAGGTCCACGATGGATTCTTTCGGGTTGTGATTATACTGAACGACCGCCACGGGATCCATAGCCTTCAGTTCATTCGCGTGTTTCTCCAGCTGCTGCTTGATACTGGAATAGTTGTCCACCCAGTCCACGTTGTCCCGAGAGAGCACCTCATCCGCTGTGCTGTACCGTTCCTCCGGCATGCCGGGCTTCCGCTCCGTGGCTGTGCCGGTCTCCCTGCGCTCCGAAACGACCTCCCGGACGGTGTCCATATACTGGTCCGCCTGGGTCTCCCAGGCGTTGATGCCAGCATAGGCGTCTGCCAGGACCTCCTCCAGTACCTGCCGTTCGATCTCCGCATAGTCCGCCTCGCTGGTCGCGTTCATATCAATGGCCCCGGCCAGCTTCTCCAGGTAGCGGTTTACGATGGCCTCGAACTCCTCACGGCTGTACCGCTTCCGGATACGCTCCTTCACCTGTTCCACCAATCCCGGGTCATCCTGGGCAAAGCTGTGGAAGGCTTCATGCGCGGCGATCTTCGCCGCACTGATGCGCAGATTGTCCGCTTGGATAATGATGCCGCTCCCGGTGTTCACGCCCCGCACGGTGCCGATTTTCTGATTCCTGACAGGGATACTTCCCAGTACAAAGGTCACAGGCTGACCCGTAGCCCGCTCCGTTCTGGCAGCAATCTGGCGCAGGTCATCCTCCCACTCGCTTTCCGGGTACACCTGCAAGGTTTTCTGATCGGTACCTCCCCGGATGCCCAGGTCCTGGGGGCTTACTTTTTCGAGCCGTAGACTGCGTCCACGATTCTGGCGGCGAGCTGCTTTCGCAGCTTGGGGGAGAGACCGCCATTCCGCTGAGCCTCTTCCCAGGCTTCCAGCCTGCTCTCCAGCACTCTCACCAAGAATCCGTCTGCCGTTTCCATCATATAGGTCTGTTCCGGCTGCGGAGCGGATCTCTGCCCCAGTACCGGCACTCTCAATCTGTTGTCCACTCTGTACCCCTCCTGTTCCGTCATTCTTAACCACCAGCTCGGGAGCCCGGGCGGTGTTCACGTCCTGGGTATTCAGTACCCTGGCAGCCGCCTGGATAGTGGGCACCTCCAGGCCCGAAGGATTCCCGCTTCTCTTGGCTTCCTCAGTCCCGGCCTGCTCTGTCGCTCTCACGGCGGGAGAGGTCATCCGGGATTCTGTCGCGCCTTCTGTGAGCCCTCTGGAGGCTCCTGAGCCGACTTCCAGCCGCTCCCGTGTCGCTGCCTGGGCCGGAGCGTCCCGGCGCAGCGCAGCCACCTCCAGCCCGGAAGGGCTTGCCACACTGCCCGCCCGAAGGGTTTCTTCTTTTGCGGCAACCAGCCGCCCCAGGTCCGCGTTGGTGATTCTCTTCCCCTGAGCTTGTTTTTCCAGCAGTTCTTCAACTGCGATCCTGCCCTCGCTTCCCTCCGGGAGCTGCAGCCCTTCCCGGATCAGGTCCTGATACCCGCTCCGATAGGGTTTGCCCGCCTCGCTGTACGCCCGCTGTTCACCGATCGTCCCGGCTGCCCAGTTAAAGGCGCTCTGGCCGCCGGACATGATGCCGCCAGAGAGAGCGCCGCCCAGGGTGTCCAGCGCGGCTTCCTCAAACCGCTCCTGGAGGACCTTCTGCGCAGCGTCCTTTGCGCTCATTCCCTCCTGGATGTACTTCCGCACCTGCTGCTTGTACTCGCTTTCATTCTGGCCGCTGATCACATCATAGATGGCATCCACGGCCCAATTCAGCAGGTCGGAGTTCAGTTCCTCGCTTCCTTCGGCCAGAGCGTTCCGCCCCATGTTCGCGGCGAAGGTGGCGAACTTGCTGGACAGCTCCACCGGGTTCAGCAGGGTCTCCAGGCTCAGGTTTTCCGTCAACGCCTCGATCAGGCCGGAAGCCGCAGACAGGATATAAGCCCTGCTGTGGTCAAGCCCCCGCTCCCGGTTTGCTATGTAGCTGTCCGCCGCCGCCTCCATGCCCATGAGAACGATGGAGGGGCGGGTCATGCCTTTCGCAAAGGATTTCAGGGTGAGCTTACCCGCTTCCTCAGCGCCTCCGCCGCCGAACAGGTCCCCGGTGATCGCGGCATTGAAGAGGAAGTCCGCTATGCTCATGCCGGTATTGTACAGGAAGGACCCTGCCCCGGTATTGCCCCAATCCTCCTCGATTTTCCGGGAGACTTCTCCCCGGATTTCCGTGGGAATGTGGGAGAACTGATTATACCGTGCGTTCTTATCCGCTTTCCCGGTGGCCAGCATATCCGCCGCCTGCATGATCCGGCTGATGGCCTTCGTGGGAGAAATGAGCACGGAGAAAGCGGAAGCCCCAACAGGATCCTCCTGGGCATACTTCCGCCAGGTCTCCGCTTCCGTCGCCCTCTGCCGCTCGGTGAGAAACGGCGTGAGCTCTTTCAGGAATACGTCCGCCTCTTTTTTCCCTTTGGTGGCGTACAGGTAGTTGTATACCGCCCGCTCCTCTTCGTCCATCTGCTGCAGGTAGCTCTTGTCCAGCGCCCCCAGGGATGCGGCTCCTGTTTCGCTCACCTCGTTCAGGAGGGCGTCCCGGCTGCCGTTGATGATGGCATAGTCTTGATCCTCATACCCCAGGTCTGTGTGCTCTCCGGATTTCCCGCCGGTCAGCGCAGCGATCACGCCATAATACTGCGGGTGCTGCTCCAGCATTTTGGCATCAGGCTTGCTCTTCTCTGCCCAGTCCGGGTTATTTTTCAAACCGGCATACTCGTTCAGGAGCTGCTCATGCTGCCAGCTCTTATAGCGCTCGTTCTCCTCAGCTGCCTGGTTATATCTCACCCGCGCCTGAGCGCTGAGGTCCTGCGCCTGCTGCCGGATGTTCCCGGTCTCCCGCTCCCATTCCCCCATTTCTTCGGGGGTGACGGTACGCCAGGAAGGCGGGAGTTCTTCCCGCCCCTCCGCATATGCTTCCATGTGCGCAGCCTGATCCGCCAGCTCGTCTCCCTCTTTGGTCCGCTCTTTCGCCCGGTCTCCGGCTGAACTCCGCACCGCGTTATACTGCTTCCAGGTGTTTCTTATCTCCCGAAGGGTGGAATCATACTCATCCGCATCCTTCTGAACGGCTGACAGACCCGCCTGATACCACTCTTCCAGCGGGGCAAACCGGGTATAGGCCTGTTCGTACTTCCCATACAAGGAGCTGTACTTCCCCGCCGCATCACCGTAGGTCCTCAGGAGGGAGTTATAGGAGTTCACCGTCTGCATATAGTCCCGGTAGGTGGCCTTGTAGGATCCTGCCGCCTCCTGCCGCTCCCGGGGGGTCGCCGCATCATTCTGGATCGTTGCTGCCAGGCCCTCCAGCTTTTTCTCCAGGGCCGAATAGTACCCTTTCGCCGTGCTCAGCTTGTTCTCCAAGCTGTTCAGGCCGGTATTCATCTCCCCGAGGGTCGATTCCATGCCGGTGAGGTAATCCGCCGCCCGGTCCCGTGTGCCTTTGATCTTCCGCAAAGGGGTGGAAGTGATCCGCATCTTGCTCCCGAGCCTGTCCGCCTTTCCGCTCAGATCGGCAAGCTGCCTTTCCAGTTCCTCCGGGTCATCCGTATACCAGGCGGGTGGCGTGTACCCCTCCATTGCGCCGCCGGGCCGGTAGCGGCCTTTCGCGGCCCAGTCTGTGCCCGCGTCGGTCCTGTCGATGATCCGCTTCGGTGCGGCATCCTCCACAGTATCGACGGTGTTGGAGCCGAGCGCGTTCAGCCTCTCCAGTCCGGTGAGCTTCTGCCCGGCGGAAGGGCTGGATACCACGGGGTCCGAGCCGCTGTTCTTTCTTCCGGTCCCCAGCGCATTGAGGCGGTCCAGGCCGGTGAGCTTTTCTTCCTTCTCTTCCTGTTCTTCATCATCCCTGGCCGGAACGTCAGGGAGGGTCATGCCGATGTCTTTTGTCACAAGTCGTTTAATTGCCATGTCCCCCTCCTCACAGGCCCAGGCTGTCCAAAATGATGTCGATCTCGTACTCATGGATACGCCCCTGCTCCACGGCGTTCCTGAGTTTGAACTTGATGTTGTCGATTTTTGCGGTCTGTCCGCCACGTGCCGTATTGAGCATCTGGTACACTTCGCTCATCACTTCATCAAAGCCCTTGCTCTTGAGCGAACCATCGCTGTGCGTCCTGCCGGAGTTGTCCACGCCGTCTCCATACCCCTCAGGGAATTTCATTCCGTTCGCGGACATGATCTCCCGGGCATATGCGTACCCCGGGCTTGCCGTGTCATATTTGCCCTTCGAGGCATCGTCAATGACGCCCCGCGCCCATTTGTACTCTTCCTCGCTGTACCCATGGTAAGGATCGTTCTGCTCAGGTTCTTCCGTCGGAAGGAATCCGGTGGTATCCCAGCCGATGGACTTCATGATCTGCCAGGCCATATAATAGGCTTCGCTGTTTTTGTCCACCTTATCATCCGAGAGGATCTTCCTCGCCCAGGTGATATCATCCTTGGTATAGGGAGAAGCCTCCTCCGACTCGCTCCCGTTGCTGCCGCCGGAGCCGGACAGCCCCCCGGTATATGCCGCAGTCGTTGCCTCCGGCTCGTAGATGGCCCTGATCTCATCCACGGACATCCCCAGCAGCTCCGCCATCTGGTCATACTGGCCGCGCTGGGCCCGCCATTCCGCCTCCGACATGGCGTTCTTCTTGTCCGTGTTCCGCATCTCCCATTCGTCCAGGTACCGCTCCCAGGCCGTCTTATCGGCATCCTGCTCCCGGTTATAGTCGATCTGCTCACGCTGGAGCTGCCGGTCCAGGGCGTCCTGCTCCCGGCTGTACCGGGTGGCATCCGCCTCCCGCTCCTTCGCGTAGTTGCTTTCCTCCAGGTCCCTGACGGCTCCATAGTAATCCGTGAGGCGGCCATACTCCCGGTCATCCTGGCCCTGCAGCTGGCCGAGGTAATCCCGCTCCCGGTTATACCTGTCCGTGAACTCCCCATAGCGCATATTCCGGTCCGCCGTGATGGCGTTCAAGCCGTTGAGCTTCTGGGTATATTCATTGAGATACCGCTGATAGGCCTGCTGGTACAGCTCCGGCAGCTTGTCCGACAGTTTGGCGGCATAATAGTTCCCGGCCTGCTGGGCCGCCGTCACGGCTGCCGTGCTGGGCCTGCCGCCGGTCATGGCCGCGTACTGCCCCATAGTGTCCTCGCTGGCCCTCCGCCCTTCCCGGGTATACGCTTTCCGATAGGCAGAATAGGAAGGGTCCGAAGCGGGGTCATAGGAGAATTCCTCCCGGTCGATCACACTGTCCAGGATCCGGTTATAGTCCGGCTCCCGCTCATACCGGAAGTCTCCGTAACTGCCCAGCCGGTCCAGCTGCTGGTGTGTCTTTTGGGTGAGCCCGCTGTTCTGGGAATAGTCCCGGATGGCTCCCAGCGCATCATCCCCCGCCCGGTGTTCTTCGGGCAGGGCGATGTACAGGCTCCCATCCGTACCGCCGGCGAAGTTGCCCGCGCTCTTTCTCGCCTGCTCCGCCACGCCGTTAAAATACTTCCGCTGCTCATCGGTGGCGGCGCCCTTGTATCCCTTTTTGGCGCTGAGGATGGTCAAGCCATAGGATGGGTCCTCCCTGGCAATGGCCAGGTCATAGGGGGAGAACTCTTCCAGGAGCCCCAGTTCCTTGGCCTGCCTCTCGAATTCATCATACGTGGGCTTGTACGCCATGCTGTACCCCTTTCTTTTCATTCTGAATTGCGCAAAGGTGCTGCGCACCGATGCGGGGCAGCACCTTTGATTCTGTTGTTACGGTTCAAATGCCGAAAATCTCTCTGACAGAGACCCCGAGTGCGAGCGAGAAGCCCACCAGCTCTTGAGCAAAGACAGTCCTCTTGCAGTTCACGGTTTTATACACCCGGTCATATGGGACGTTCATCCTGCTGGCAACCTCCCGCACACTCAGGTTTTTGCTTTTCATGATCGCCGCGATATTCCGGTTCACTTCATAATCTTCCGGGCTTTTATTCTTTCTTCCCATACCGTGTTCCTTCCTGCATACGATTCAGTCCGGTTTGGCTCTGGCCGCTTACCTGTTCTTCAGGTACTGGGTATAGTACCGCTGGATCTCTTCCTCGGTGGCATCCGGCACAAGCTCCCGGAAATCCCTCATCACATCGGGAGGGACGGGAGCCGCCCCGGTGCCTCTCTTCCCGGTAGCGTTCAGATGGTCCTTACTTGCCGCCTGGACCCTAGCAGCCTCCTGTGCCTTCCCGGCCTGCAGGTTTGTCAGCCTGTCCCTCGCGGCCAGAGTATAGGCGTCCTCGAAGTTCAGACCCCTGCGCACATAAGCCTTGAACCGCTCACCGGCCTCGGAGTGAATGATGGCGTTCAGGTCCGTCATCTCGGGGTCCATGCGCCGGATGTTCTCCAGCTGCTTGGCCACCTCGGCCTGGATATCCTGGTTTCTCCCGGGCACCTGTTCCTCGCCCTGCTCCGCCTCCAACGGCTCCGCAGGGATTTGATTCTTGGCGATCTCTTCGCGGATGACGCGGCGAATGTCCTCATCGTTGCCCTGGCCATTGGCGATTCTCTCTTTTGAGAGCTCCAGGGCATAGGCCTCCACCTCATCGGCGGAGCTGAAGTTCTGCTCCGTTTTCGGATTCTTGATCTCCAGGCTGCGGATCACAGCGCCGAACTTTTCCCGTTCGTCCTTCCGCGCCCAGGCTTCCCGCTCCCGGAGGCGTCTGCCGGCAGCCTGCCGCGCCCGCTCCTCCATGGTCTGGACTTTCTTCTTCGGGGCCTCTTTCTGTTCAGGCTGCGTTTCCTCAGGAGTCTCGGTCTCCTCCTGGGGCTCAGTCTCGGAGCCTTCCCGGGCCTCAGCCCCGGCGGCCTCCTCTTCGATGGCTTCGGTGGCCTCGCTGCCCTCAGTCTCGGGCTCGTTCATCTCAAGCAGATCTTCCAGGTTATCCATTTCTCCTCCATCGTACAGGGATTTTTTCGCGTTGCCCTGCGAATCGGCCTTTTCCGCCGGCCATGCGTATTATTGTCCCTGGCGGGAACGGAGAGGGGTCCCTCCGTTCCTCCAGGGTGAGATATGCGTTCAGGTGCTGGACATGATCCCGGCTGTTTTCAGCGCATCCAGCAGGGACTTGAACTCCGCAGCGGTAGGATTGTCCCCCGCCGCCTCGCTGACCTTTGCCGCCATCTTCACGGCCCCGGCCTTGCTGGTGGTAGCTGCGGGGAGGCTGCCGGAGGTGCCAAGGCTCAAGGTCCCGGTAACCTCCAGGTCCCCGTCCACTTTTAGGCCGGTGAGTACGGTCTTTGCCATGCCGTACCTCCTTAGCTCAGGAGAGCGGTGGCCCCGGAGACGCCGGCGCAGGCAATACCGCGCCAGTCGTGGAAACCGGCGGTGAACCGGGCCCGGCCGCGCCACACGTTGGCATCCGTGTTGTCGTCGATCTTGGAGCTGACCTCCAGGGCCACACGGTCCAGCCAGACCAGGGTGCCGTACTCCTTGTTGTACTGGCTGTCCAGCAGCATCCAGGGGGCGGTGCCGGAGGTGATGAACTGGTTCAGGTAGGACCACACCACCACAGACCAGCGGCCAAACTGATAGTTATAGCCGTTATTCGCGGTGGCCGGGTCCTTGTCCGCGCCGATTGCGGCAAAGACCGCCTTCTTCAGGCTGTGGATGTTGGGGATGATGATGGTGTCGGGGGCCACGTCCAGGATCTCGTCGTTGTCCCCCCGGGTGTTCTGCATCGCCACCTCCAGAGCGCCCAGGGCATCCGCGCTGAAATCATCGGAGTAGAGATTGCACTGGTCGGCCCCTTTGATCTTCGCGGGATGGTCGGAGGCAAAGAGGTTCTTGCCGTCGCTGGTTTTCAGGTCAAAGGTACCGCCCTTATAGCTGACGGAGGAGTTGCCCTTCACCGCGCCGCCCAGCAGGGCCGCCCCGAACTTCTCCCGGGTGCGGTAATAGGCGGTGACGAAGGCGCTGGGCTTCTGCCGAAGGTCGATGATCTTGGAATCCTCGATGATCTTTTTCGACAGGGAGAAGGAATCCTTCCACTCCACGGATTCCATGATCTTGGAGAAGCCCTCCTCCTGGCCGTCCGAGGGATAGGCCCCGTTCTCGCCGGTAACCAGGAAGCCATCCATAGCCGTCAGAGAGGTGAACTTATCCCCAAAGCCGTGGCTCTTGTTGTGGGCGTACAGCGTCTTGACCACGCTCACCTGCTCGAAGGCTTCGCCCCGCTTCTCGATGAGCAGGCGGATGGGAGCCTGGGATTTGCCGAAGATGCTGTCATTGACGCCGCTGGCCTCGGAAAATACGATATTCGCCATTGCTGTTTCCCCCTCCCTTACTCGAACTTCACCAGGACCCGGGAGCCGGAGGCGTCCCCGTCCTTGGCGACGATGGTGGCCACGCCGGAGCTGGTGGTGCCGGTGACCTGGCAGCCGTTAGAGGCGTGAAGGGTCACCTTGCTGCCGATGCCCACACCGCTGAGGCTGGCGCTGTTGGTGGTCTCAAAGACCTGGTCCGGGGTGACGGCGATCACGGGGATCAGGGTCCCGGAGGTGAGGGTGCCCGCCGCCTCAAACATGCTGATGTAGGTGGGCTTGGTGGTGCCGGTGGCAATGGCAAACACGCCGCTGGACTGCACCAGGGCCATGCCAATACTGGGCTTGATGGCACCGCAGGGCAGGTACTGCCAGGGCTGCACCCGGCCATCTTCGTTGGTATAGGGAATAAAGCCGCGCATACTATTCTATCCTCCTCTGATTTTTGCGTCGTCTCCGTCTTACTTCCCGCTGCGGAGGTCCTCGCCCTTCCTGACCTTGCCGCTGCCCTTCTTCACAGGGACCTGGGCAGGCGCTTTAACCACCTGGTTGCCGGTCTGGGCGATCCGCCCGGCATAGCCTTCCTTCTTCATGCCGCATAACCTCCTTCCCTCTGTGGTCCGGTATTTTTTCGCGTTTCCATGCGAAACGGCCTTTTCCGCCGGCCATGCGAATATCTGGACCGGTGACGGTCCGTCACCGCTGCCGGTGCATCCGCTGGGCATCCTCCCAGGCCTTTGCTTTCGCCCGGGAGATCACCTCCGACATCATGGCCTCTTCATCCATGACCGGCTGTGTGGGCATCTGCTGGGCATAATTCTGGGGATACTGGCCCTGCATCCCCGGGCCGCCCATGTTCGGCTGATCCGTCCGCCCCCGGAGCAGCTCGGCAAACTGGGCCTGGAGCTGCGCCTCTCTCTGCGCTTCCTGCTGCTCACGGATCTTCCCCTCCAGGTATTCCTTGGTGTCACCCGCTCCGGGATAGTGCAAGAGCTCCAGCTTTGTCCAGAGGAGGAGCTGGGCTTCCTCCCCGCCAGGATCTCCGAATGCTCCCAGGCGGAACATCTCCAGGGTGTCCTGCCACATCTGCTGGCGATTGCTGGCCAGAGGGGCGGAAGTGTCGCAGGAGAAGAGGAAGCGGTCATCATCCAGGATACAATGCCAGTTTCCGGTCGCGTCCTGCTCATAGAAATCATGGCGGTCAAACCGCTCGTATTTCGCCCGCCCACGGTCATCCGTGGCCACAATGGGCCTGGGCTCATCGGCATAGGCGACCTTCAGCTGCGTGATGCGTTTGAAGAGCTCCGCATAGGCGGCCTCTTTCAGCACCCGCTTACTCTCCAGCCTGCCCGCAGACTGGGAGGCGGCAAACTGCTTCGCCACGCCGCTGGTGGCCGTGGCGTCCCGTCTGCCCTGGAATGAGTCGGTGATGCCCAGGGCCTGGCGGGCCTCTTCATAGACCTGGGCCAGATAGGCCATCTCATAGTTCAGGTCGCCCTTGAACTCATACACCCCGATCATGGCCTTGTCCGCCGGATTGCCGATAAACCACCGCTCCGCGTCCTCCGGGTCGTTGCGCAGATCCGCACGGTCCGGCAGGGTGATGCGGGTACCGGCCTTGATGAGGCGGTCAATGATCTTGGTCTCCATTCTGGAAACGGTGTTCTGCTGGTCCGCGATCTTATCCACATCACTGTCCCCCAGGAACTGCCCGAAGAGGGAGACATTCCGCTGGAGGAATACGGGGAAGGAATCGGGCTTGTAATACGGCAGATTGATGGGCTTCGCCAGGTCAACCGCTTCGACGCCCTCCGGCATTTCCGGGATCTGTTTCCCCGTGGCCGTGGTAATGCTGCGCGTCAGCTGCTCATCCTGCTCCTCTCTGCGAATGAGCTTCCCGCCGCACTCTGGACAGGACTTCTCCGCTCCGTCCACGACGATCTTCCCGCAGGCTTCGCACACCCGGAGCTGTCTGGCGGCATAGTCCTCCAGGTCCTCCAGAACTTCGTCACCCACCCAGGAGATCTTGCCGATCCCGCCCTTATCGTTGCGGTAGTACACCACGTACTGGGTGACCATATCATCCGCTGCGGCAGCATCGTCATCCAGAGCCCTGGCCTCCGGGGCCTCCTCCGCACCATCCTTGAGCTCCACCCCGTAGGCCCTGCGGATGCTCTCCCGGGTCTGGGGCAGTTTCAGCGCGATGGCGTCCATGTCCTCCACCCGGCTGAACACCCCGTCCTGGGGAATGACCTGCTTGGGGTGGAGGATGGTCACGCTCACATCCCCCACGGTGCTGTGGGTCTTCCGGGAGTTATCCCATTCCACCAGCCAGTAGGCTCCGCCCTGGATGGGCACGGTGCGCTCCATCCGGTCGTTCAGCTCTTCCATGGGGAGGCGGTCCAGCTCGTTGCGGAGCATGTCCTCCAGGATCTTCGCCAGCGCCTCATCCTCCTGCCGGCGGGCGGTCACCTTCGGCTGAGGAATTGCGGAGGAGACCTCCGATTCGATGTTTTCCGCCACGATGTTTCTCAGATGGGTGGTCTTGCGCTTACCGCCGCTCTTGGCCGTGTCCTTCTGGGTGAGGGGCTCCAGCTCCCGCACCTCGCCCCGGTACAGGGCCTCCCGCCGGTCCATCCTCTCCAGCTCGGATGCGTAGGCGCTCTCGTTCCGCTTGACCCATTCCCGCCAGTATTCCACGTTTTCCTTGCTCATCGTTTCAAAGCCTCCCCCAGCCTTATCTGAGCCCCATTTTTACGGCGATGTAGGCCAGCAATGCCGTGACCACCCACTGAAGAACCGCGCTGGTGATGGCTTCCCACCGCTTGCCCGGTTTCTCCTGAAGCGCACTCATACCGGCCTCCATCTTGTCCAGTTTCTCGATGATCTGCCTGAGCTGTTCCCCCATCACGGCCAGGGCGGTATCACCCGCAGCCAGCCGCTCTGTGTTTTTCTGGACCTGCTTGCGGAGCTCATCGAATTCTTCCCGGGTGATTTCGCTCATTTTTCCACCTCCGGCAGCCCTGTGGCGATACTGGTCAGCACACTCAGGATACCGGCCAGCGCCGCCGAACTGACCACGGCCACCCAGTTCACCTCACTGAGCACGGCGCTGGTGCCGATCACGGCTGCGGCCGTCTGCGCCATCGTGCGCAGGGCGCGGATGGCAGCGGCATGAATGAATTCTTTCACGTTCTCTCCCCCTCTCCGGCAAATCGTTATCAATGCGGGTCGCCCCAGAGCTCTATCATTCTTGCGCGGCTCTCACTGTCCGCCGCCCGGTAATCCTCCCACATGTCGGAGGTCCATTCCCTTCGGTTCCCGGCAGGGTCCGCCGTGACGGTCATCCGCTGCTGCGGCCGGATATACCAGGCAATGGCCAGGGCCATGATGCAGTCATCGTGCGCCCCCGCATCCGCCTCCGCCCGGAGGTCTTTCCCCCGCACGAAGGTCAGCATCTCCTCCAGAGTGGAGCGGTCATTCAGGGTGTCCATCCCCTCCCGCAGCGCCTCAACAAGCCCGGAGATGATGACGGGCCGGGTGATGCTGGTTGTCTTGAAGCCGAAAGACTTCTTGACCCCGCCGGCGAAGGTATCCTCCTGCTCCCGCACGTACTGGGATGGGTACCGGAGGGATTCCAGGCACTTCACCGGGTAGCTGGAGAAGTTGACCTCCAGGCCCACCATGGCGGTGTTGTAGTACATCCCCAGGCAGTACACCTGCTTTGCGAAGGTGTCCTCATCGTACTGATGGCGAAGCACGGCCACCTGCGCCCCCGTCACGTTGTCCAGCACCTGGGCCACGAAGCAGTCCGAACCCTCCCCGGCGGTGTCCCCGCCGATGACGTAGGGCCTCCCCCGCTCCGGCGTCCGGTAGATGCGCACCGGTCCGCCTTTCTCCTCCTGCCAGGTGTATCCGGTGATCTTCGGCTGAGGGTCCTCCGGGGTGCCCGGCAGCTCCGTATAGGTGAAAAAGCCCTCATGTACCGGCTTCGGGATCTGCCCAAGCCGCCGGGTGACCTCTTTGGCATTGAAGATGGTCCGTCCGGTCACGCCCCACTGGCCCAGGCAGTACACGGTGTAGAAATACTCATCCTTCTCCCGGAAGCCCTCCAGGGTGGCAATGGCCTCTTCGTCCAGAAAGCGGTTATCCTTGTAGGTGCTCTCATGGATCCGCGCCCGCTCATCCCTCGTATCGAAGAATCGCTTTTTCAGCCAGTGCGTGGCGCTCACCGGGTTGAAGCTCAGGATGATCTGCTTGTAAAACCGGGTCTCACCCCGGAGTCTGATGTCCAGCTGGTGGAAGTCCGCCTCCGCCAGTTCGCTGGCTTCCTCGATCCAGATTCCCGTGATGTTGTAGATGCTCTTCAGCTTCTCCGGGTCATCCAGACCGGCGAACAGGACCTCGCTCCCATTTGGGAAGAAGATGGCCATGTCGCTCTTGTTTACCCTGGCCATGCTGTCCGGGTAGTGTTCCGCCAGCTGGCCCCTGAGCTGGGCAAAGCAGCTGTCCCGAAGGGTCCTGGCCACCTTCCGGCAGACCAGGATGCGGTGTCCCGGTTCGCTGACACAGCGCTCCAGCACCTTGCGGCCGGCGAAGATGCTCTTCCCGCTGCCGCCGCCGCCCTTCAGCACCAGATACCGATGTTCATCGAAGAGCAGGGGCAGGAAGGCGGTATTGCTCGTTTCCCGGATACCCTGCCACCATAGGGCGATCTCAAGAGCCGCCTGCTCCTCCATCGGCATCACCCCCGAACTCCCTGGCGATCTCCCGTAGCAGGTTCTCCCGTTCGCTCAGCGGGACCATCTCCCGGGCGACCCGCTCCGCCCTCGCACCGAGCTCCAGTTCCCTGCGCTCGGTATAACCGTAGTTGTTCTGCAGGTCGAAGATGACGCCGCGCACATCCTTCCGGGTGAGCAGCTGCTCCTCCAGCCATGCCCGCATCTTGCTTCGGGCATAGCTCACGGTGCCCTCATGCTCCGGGTGTTGTTCGATGTCTGCATAATTCGCCCAGGTGCTCCGGTCTATCCCCAGGAAGTTGCAGAGCCCGCCCACGGTGGGCGGGACCACGTATTCCAGCAGGACGATCTGTTTCCCCCGCCGGTCAAGGATGGGCTTGAGCTCATAGATTTTGTGTCCATCCGGGTCCCGCTTCCCGGTGTCCACCCGCTCCTGGGCGATCACATCCCGGCTGATACTGTCGAAGTACGCCCGGACGGCCTTCTCCAAGCTCAGCTGTGTGTACTTCTTCGGCCTGGCCACGTTTTCACCTCCCGCCATTCCCGGTTATATCAAGCCTATCAAAAACTGCGCGTCACGAATCATCAACATTTATGAGCGCAAAAATGCCCGGAAAGCTAGGCATATCAACGCTTTCCGAGTTCTCCATCCCGTTTTTCGTTTTTGCAGCCCTGTCATGTGGAATACTGGGATCAATCATTTTCGTGACGCCACGAAAATGCTCACGCACACGCACATGCGCATATGCCCCCCCGCGCCCGCGATGCCGTGGGGAAAAACTACGCTGCCCCGGTGTCCTCCCAGGGACCCTCCCCGATGTCCCCGTAGCTGTACATGGCCTTTGGCGGCCTCCCATGCCAGCACTCCCGCCGGCAGAGACTCATGCGGACATACAGCCCCTTGTTATGGGCATTGCGTATGGCATTTGCCTCCACCAGCTCATACCCCGGCCACGCCTGCCGGATGTCCTCCGCCGCGTTCCGTCTGCATACGGCATCCGCAAGTACCTGTAACTCTGGCACCTTCACCTTCCCGTCCTGGATCTGCGGCACAGGCCGGATGAGATTCTTTGAGCTGCTCCATCTGCGGTGATATTGCTCCCGCTCCGGTTTGCCCTGTTTTTTCCTTCCCTGCTTTGTGACGTACTCCACCAGGGCGGCCACCCCATGCTCATCGAACTGGAGCCTCCGGGTGTTGGCATACCCCAGCCCCCATTCCCGCTCCAGATCATCCCGGGTCATTCCTCCGCAGTTTACGATCAGGTGGAAGTGCACCCGCCCGCTCAGCTTGCCCCGCTCCATGACGTAGACATACCTCAGCTCCTGCCCGGCCTTCCGATACCTCCTCCGCAGCCTGCGGAAATACGCCTTGAGGTATCGGACTGCTTCACCGGGCTCCGCTGGCTTCCCCAGCGTAAGATCAAGCTCATAATCAGCGGGGCCGAAGTTGGTATGCACCAGGCGGAGAAAGCGCAGCTCCGAATCTCTCTGATTCAGGGCGGCCTGCACCTCCCCCGTCGGCTTGCTCTTCGCCCTCCGCTCCCCCGGACGCTGAAACACCGGGTATGTATCTATGTCGATATAATCGCCACAGCTCCACACCCGCTGCCGGATGAAATACCTCCCCTGATACTCCTTCACCTGCTCCGCCTCCCCGGACTGATTCCATTAGTTAGTATTCCCTACAAGCCCAAAATCGCGCGCACGCGCACGCGATACTTTATAAAGTGAACCGTTCTTCCCGATGTCCCGTTTCCGGGGCAGCGGGAACAGCGGCCTCCCAAAGGAGGCACCGGGGCGAAGGGAGCTGGGCCCCTGCGCCCCATCAGAGGTTTTTGGGGAAGCGCAGGATGTACCGTCGCACTGCCCGCTCCAGGGTGGCCCGGCTGACATGGTGCCGCATGGATACTGCGGTAATACTCACATCCGTACTCACCAGCTCCAGGAGAGCCTGGGCATACTCTCCACCCGCCCTCTGGCAGAGCTCCCGGATCCGCTCCTGTTTCCGCTCGGAGAGCTCCGGGTACATGCGGGAAATGTAATAGATGTAGCCCTGGCGGGCATAGCTCACCCGTCCGGCAAGGGACCGCTTATATCGGAACATGCAGCCTCCTATCCCTGCTCAGTAACCTCTTTGCCGCAGCGGGAGCATCTCGTACATCCCCATCCCACCGTTCAAGTCTGTTGAACAACCTCTTTGCCGCAGCGGGGGCATCTCGTACATCCCCATCCCACCGTTCAAGTCTGTTGAACAACCTCTTTGCCGCAGCGGGGGCATCTCACGCTGACCGTGTCCATATTCGTGTTCCCCCGAAGATTAGTCCCGCAGCGGCAGCGCATATCATAGGGCCTGAGCCCCCGAAGCAGTATCGGCTTCCCGCATTTTTCGCATAAGGTGTCCACCTGAGGGTACTTGAGCAGCCGCCGGGTCACGCCTCCGCACCTGGGGCAGGCGAGGGTGACATTCCCCTGATATGTACCCGGCCCGCCCAGGTTTTTCTCCGGCTCCGGTTTGGGCTTCCCTTGATTCCGTTCCCAAGCCTGTGAGCTGACCCAGGGCCGTCCGTCCACATCGGCGGCCATGCTCACCAGGGCTTGCAGCCAGCCCCGCTCCAGCTCGAAGGTCCATTGACGGTCAGCCGTCCAGATAACCACCTTCATCCGCTGTCCTCAACGCACTCCCAGTCCAGGGAGATATGGTCTTCATACGCTAAGGTGTCCAGCATCTCCCTGGTGGTGATGAGCCCGCTCTCAATATCCCGCAGATACTCCTGCCAGGCCGCAAAGAGCAGATTAAGATCTTCCCGTTCAAAGGCATGTCTGTCGATCAGCACCCGCATGGCAATAGCCCAGAACCTTTTATAGTTCTCAATGGTAACCACCTTTGCGGCCTCCACTGCCGCGTTCTCGGTGCTCTCCTCTATGATCCCTTTCAGTTGGATCAGCTGCTCCGGTGTCAGAACGCGGCGAAGCACCTCCCCCAGCCGGTTTGCCTCGGCCATCCGATTTGCCGGCTCAGGCTTCGGCTGCGGTTTTGGTTTTGGCTTTTTCCCGCTTCCATGGTGCGGGTGTCTGCTCTTCGGCATACGCCTTCCCTCCCGTGGTTCAGTCTTGACAAGCAACGTCCTGTGATATCACAGGCCATTTTCAGGGGGTGCCCTGAGACCCCGAAGGAGGAGAGGTGTTCCTCGCTCCGCAGCTCTGCCCGCCTTCGTCCCGGTGATGCTCAGGGCACATCCGGCAGCAGTACATGCACACCTTCTTCCCCTCCCGCTTCGGGCAGGCCCGGATCAGAGATTCATACCACTTCTTCCCGCAGAGCCCGCAGGTGTGGTAACGGCCGCCCTGATTGCCGGAGTTGACATTCACCGTGCATGGGATGGAGATCAGCGCCGCCTCGTTTGCGTCATAGTCTCCGGTATCTACATCAGGCGGCATCTTCTCCTGCGTGATTTTGATTCTTTCGACTGCGGTGCCCTCCAGGCCCATCAGCGGGGGAATATTCGCGGTGCCCAATATCGGCAGCCCTTCCAGCAGATACATCCCGTCCCCTGTGCCAATCCATTGACGCCTAAGCTCCCCGCTTTGCGCCAATTCGTTGTATAGGATCACACGCCTCGCCGCTTTGCACAGCGACTTGATTTTATTGAGTTTCATCTTTCTTCCTCCTTATGAGTTTTCGCCTGGTACAGCCGTCCCCCGCCGGGCAGCTCCGGCGCTTAAACTCGACTCCGATATAATCGCAGCTCTTCATGCCGAACTCATGCCTCAGGTAGAAGCAGCCGTTACAGTAGGCTGATACCACCCCCTGCTGCTTTTTCTGGACCGCTCTCCCTGCCTCCCCCGTTTTGATCTTCCGCTTCACGGCGAACTCCATCAGCGCCTTGTCTGTAATGAGCTCTGGCCGGGAGGTGCCGAATGTGCAGTACAGACTTTGAGCAGGGTTCTTCCCCAGGTGTCTGAGCCGGTCCACGATCTCCTTGAGGCTCACGCCTTCGCTGTACATGGCCCTCACGATCGCCACGGTTTTACTTGAGGATCTGTTATAGGAGAGAAGCAGTTCCAGGTCCGTCATACGGCATCCTCCATCAGGTCAAAGAGGCTGGGCATGTCCATTTCCTCTTCTTCGGCCTCCAGGTACCCCACGGCGTCCCGAAAATAATCTGCGTTCAGCTCCGTCATCAGCCCCCGCCGCCCCAGCTTCAGCGCCCGCAGCGGGACCGTGCCGATACCCCCGAAGGGGTCAAAGATGATCTCCCCCGGATTGCTGTACCGATTGATGAGCCGGTCCACGATGTCGAACTGCAGGGGACAGACGTGCATTTGCAGGTCCCGGCGTTTCTGTTCCGCGTTCAGCGTCCGCATCCGGTTCACATCGTCCCACACCTCCGGGGACCAGCTCCCCGGGGCCACCACCATGAAGGTGGCCGGGAGGTGCCCGTCCGCGTCCAGCTTTTTGGCCAGGGCCACATGGTCCGCATAGCTGTATACCGTTTCCCGGCTGTATTTCCGGTAGGCTGCCTGAAGCCTGTCCACCGGCATCTTCTCCAGCTCCGCCTTGGTCAGGAGCCGGTCCCCGCTGCTCCGCCAGAACCCGTGCGCGTCCAGCTGCCATTGGGCCCGGGTGTACTCCTCTTTGGTCTTGTGCACCGGCTCATCCGCATAGGCGGTGGAAGTATCCGTGGGGAGCTTGCGGAAGAGCAGGATGTACTCCGGGCAGCCCACGCCCATCTTCGTGCCGTCCTTGCATTGCTCCGTCCAGCCCAGGCGGTAGGTCTGATTGTTCTCCCGCACCACGTCCGTCACCACGGTGATCATGCCGAAATACTGGAAACCGTGGCTCATGTAATGCTGGATGCAAATGGCGTGGAAGGGCTCCATGGTGGGCATCCCCGTCCCCGTGGCGTTGCCGAAGAGCACCCGGTCCTTCACATGGCAGGCAAACACCCGCCCGGGCTTGAGTACCCGAAGAAGCGATGGGGAGAGGAACTCCATCTGCAGGAAGAATCGCTCCGTGTCCTCGTTGTGGCCGAAGTCGTTGTAGCTGGGGGTGTACTCATAATGATTGGAGAAGGGGATGCTGGTGAGGATCATGTCCACACTGTTTTCCGCCATCCCCGCCGTCTCCTCCACGCAGTCCGCATTGACCGCCGTGAACCGCTTTCCCTCGATCTTCACCCGCTCCACCCCTATGCTTCTTTTCAGTCTCTCGATCTGGGCCTGCCCGGAGAGACCGTACCGGCTGACGATCTCCCGCATCCGCTCCTGCTGCTCCTCATGGAGCTTCCACTTCTCCATCAGCGCCCTGTATATGGGCTCCTCCGCCTCGGTATACAGGATGTCGATCACCACCCGCTCCGACTGGAGGAAGCGGTATATCCGGTGTACCGCCTGGATAAAGTCGTGGAACTCATAGTCCACCCCAACGAAGATGGCCCGGTGGCAATACCGCTGGAAATTGCAGCCGCACCCGCTCAGGCTCTTCTTCGTGGCAAAGAGCCGGATCTTTCCGAAGGAGAAGTCCGTCACCCGCTTCTCCCGCTCCGCATAATCCATGCTCCCGTAGATGTCTACCACCTCCGGGAGGAGCCGTTTCAGCTCATGGCGCTCCGCCTCCAGGTCATGCCACAGAAGGAAGTGCGCCTCCGGCTCCGCCTCCACGATCTCCCTGGCCACAGCGCACCGGGCTTCGATGCTCTCCCGCTTCTCCCGGCTGGCCTCCATCAGACTTGTGGCCGCGTCGTTGAGCATCTTGAACTGGCCGTCCTTGTCCGTGTTCTGCCCGTATGTATCCGGGATAACGTGTGTCCGCACCTCCATGGGCGGGAGATCATAGCCTTCATCCAAATAGCCCAGGTCTGAGGGCTTTGAGATGAACAGCGCCCAGGTGCTCACCCAGGTCCAGAATTCGTCTGTCTTATGGGGGTACAGGGTCAGATTGTTGGCCTTGGTGCTGTCCCGCTGGAAGAAGCGGGTGAGGGCCTGCCCCGTGTCCATGACCTCCAGGAAGCCCGCATAGTGGATCAGCTCCTTCAGCCGGTTCGGGGCCGGGGTGGCCGTGGCCACCAGCTTGTATTTCACCCCCTTGAACAGAGGGAGGAAGGTCTGATAGGTCTTTGACCCGAAGGACCGCAGCACCGCCGCCTCATCCAGGACGCAGCAGGCGAAGCCCGCCGGATCCACATCCCCATCCCGCACCCGTTCATAGTTCGTGATGAGGATGCTCCCCGACGGAGCCGCCTCCGCCTCCGCCATCCGGGTGATATACTGCGGGGGCTCCATTCCCAGCAGGGTCTCCGCGTCATGGATGAACTCCTGACGCACCCCCAGGGGCATGACGATCAGCGCCTTGCCCCCGAAGCGCCGGAGGCACTGGCGGCAGAACTCCAGCTCCTGGACGG